AAGCAGCTCGGCGGCGGCCTGGGCGGCCCTCCACCGCAGACAACGCCCCCAGGCGTGCTCGCGCCGCCTCCAGGCGGGCAGCTCCCTGGCCTACCGGGCCTGGGGCGCGCCAAGGGCGGCCGAACCAATCTCGCACGCGGCGGCAAGGCGAAGGGCGCCAAAGGGAAGACCGTCGTCAACGTCATCGTGGGCGGCGACAAGGGCCAGCAACAGCCGCCGCCGCCCCCCATCATGCCACACCCGATGGTGCCGCCCCCGCCACCTCCGCCGCCGCCGCAGGGCATGCCTCCGGGCGGCATGCCTCCGGGGATGCCTCCAGGCGCTGGCATGCCGCCCCCGCCGCCGAGGCCGCCCATGCCGCCTCCGGGTGGCATGCCGCCTGGAATGCCGCCTCCAGGCATGGGGCGCGCACACGGCGGGCGGATCTCCGAGAAGTTCGGCGCGGGCTCCGGCCGAGGCCGGATGGAGAAGACCAAGCGCCAGGGCCACGGGAAGGTGATGTTGTCCGAATGAGCGCAGAACAGGTGCGGGGAGTTCCGATCGGGGCGACGGGTGAGGCTGCGGGCAGGACGTTGTCGACCGCGAATGTCGCCAGCGAGAGCGACGAGCGGGTCGTCAACAACGACGTGCGCCACCAGTACCGCGTGCTCTCCGATGCTGAGAAGAAAAACATGGTCGCCATCAAGGATCTCGGGGTCGAGTTCCTCGCCGCGATCGAGGTTTGCGTGCCGCAAGGGCGCGAAGCCTCGCTCGCCAAGACGAAGGTGGAGGAAGCCGTAATGTGGGCGGTCAAAGGGCTCACGAAATGACCGAGCTGGGCGATCGATTCCGTGAGTTCGCGGCGCTCTGCGACGACAATCCGAAATTCGTCGCGGCGGGCGTCATCGCGCGGCCGAACGAGACGGTCGTCGCGATGTTCACCGAGAGCGAAGACTGCGGCGTGAAAGAGATCGGGATTGGGCTCTATCACTCCGTCATGGAGGAGCCCGCCGAGAGGCCCGGTTACTTCCTCGGTGACGGCGAGACGAGGATCAGCCCCTGATGGACGCGATGTCGATCTTCGTCGCCAAGAAGCTGACCGAGCGCATCGAGGCCAAGCAGAAGGAAATGCTGCGCCCGCTGATCAACGGCGCGGCGGCTGACTTCCCCGACTACAAAAAGCGCGCCGGATATCTGGAAGCGCTCGGCCATGTCCTCGAATGGATCGAGCAAATCGACAACGAGGAAGACGATCAAGGAAGAGGACCACTTGCCGCAGCATCATCGCATCGTCACGCTTCATCTTGAAGACCCCCGCGAGGTTATCTGGAACACTTGCGGCGACGATCTCGAAAAGGTCGAGCCATTCAATCAACAGGTGCTCATCGCGACCTACATCCGGCCTGCGACGCGCACCGCCAGCGGCCTGGAGATCGCCGAGGAAGCGGTCGACGAGGATCGCTACCAGGGCAAGGTCGGCATGGTCTTGAAGAAGGGGCCGCGCGCCTTCGTCGATGACGGTCCCGTCAAATTCTACGACCAGAACGTCGAGCCCGGTGATTGGGTGGTCTACCGGTCCTCGGACGGCCTCAAGGGCATGATCGGCTCGCGCGAGGTCCGATTCATCGCTGACGTCTACATCCGAGGCAAAATCGATCACCCGGACGCATGGTTCTGACATGGCGAGAGTAAGCAGCGAACTGGAAGACCCCGAGCAGGCGACGCATTTCGGCGCGCTTCTCGATGAGCCCGACGACGATCTGAGGCCGGAGGAGCGGTTAGAGCCGAAAACCATCGTTATCGGCGGCGAGCCGGTCCGCAAGGGCGACAAAAAGCCGGAGCCAAAGGCGGTCGAGGACGATCTGCCGATGCGCGCCTCGCCGGAGCCCGCTCCAGAGGACGAAGGCGTCCTTGAGCTGAAGCGCCAGCTCTCTAACCAGATGGCGATGACGAATCGCGCGGCCGAAGTGGCGCGAAACGAGCATCTGGCGCGCGTCCACGCCGAGCGCGGTCTCACGCAGTCGAATGTGCAGATGGTCGATCAGGCGATCGAGGCGGCGAAGCGCGATTCCGAACAGGCCCGCGCCTTCTTCCAGGGCGCGCTCGAACGCGGTGACAACAAGGGCGCCGCCGACGCCCAGATTCTTATTTCGGACGCGCGAGCCAATTTGTTACGCCTGATGGAAATGCGCGAGGGCGTCGTCGCCGAGGCGCAACAGCAGCCGCAGCCGCAGCCCAGGCAGGCGCCGCAACCGCAGCGGCAGCAATACGTGGACCCTGCACAGATGATGCAGGCGAACGTCCAAAGGCTATCCGGTCACCTCGATGGGACGGGCTTCCCGAAGAGCGCGGCGTGGATCAGGTCCCACCCCGAGCAAGTCAGAGATCAGGCGGCGATCGATGGGATCGACGGCGCGCACCGCATCGCCGTGAACAAGTTCAAACTCATTCCCGAAACCGACGCCTACTTCGACAAAATCGAGGAAATTCTTGAAGTGGGAGACGCACCCCAGATGACACAGACCCGCCAGGGCCAGCGCCAGCTGAACCAGAGCCGGATGGCCGCGCCAGCTCGCGCCGAAGCGCCCAATCTGCGCACCGGCCGAACGCGCGGCACAGCCGTCGCGCTCACCGCCCGCCAGCGCGAGCACGCCCGAGACGTCCTTGGCATGACTGACGAGGAGTATGCGGCCGAGATGGTCGACGCGCAGGGGCGCGGCAAGCTTCTGGGAGCCCGGTCATGACCGATTTCCAAGGCGAAGAAGGCTTCATGGGCGCACGCAATGGGCGTCCAGGCTTTCGCACTGAGGACGAGGCGCGCCCTGGCTACGTCGACCACGCCGAGCGTGCGCGGATTAGGATTTCCGAGCTGCGGGCCCAGTACGGCGACATGGACGACGAGGACAGCGATGTCTACCTCGATCGCTTTTACGCCGAATCACCTCCGGGCTGGACGTATGAGTGGAAGACGCACACGGTTTTCGGCAAGCAGTTCCCGCACTATTCGACGCAGCTGCTCCGAACCGGCTGGGCGCCCGTTCCGGCCAATCGCCACCGGGAGTTGCTGTACCCGGACTACCAAGATGAGACCATAATTATCGACGGTCTGATGTTGATGGAGAGACCGAAGGAGTTGACAGATCGGCGAAGATTGCGCGAGAAACTCAAAGCCACCGATCAGGTGCGGAACAGCGAAGCAAAGTTAGTTGAGGCGCCAGCCGGAACAGCGCCTCGCGACGCGCATCGTAAAACGCAACCTCGGGTGGGGTCCACCGTCGGCCCCATTGGCGTTCCCGACTAGGCGGTAGGTGAGAGTGCGGCGCTCGTGCTCTCGCTTGAACGACTGAATGTCTCGTCCGGCGCTCGGTGAGACGAACCCTAAAACCCCGCTCTTGCGGAAGGGATCGTCATCACCATGCCCAACCCCAACGCGCCTTTCGGCTTCGCTGACAGCCACCGCCTCGGCGCCGCTGTCAATTATCAGATGAGCCGCCGCTGGATCTCGGCGAGCAACCCAACCCCAATTTTCACGAACGATCCGATCGTTCAGCTCTCGACCGGCTACGTCGCCCAGGCGTCCCCCGGCACGACGCAGATTGCCGGTATCTTTATCGGCTGCGAGTATATGTCGATCGCGCAGAAGAAGTGGATCGCCAGCCCGTGGTGGCCCGGTAACGACGCTGTCCTTTCCGGCACCGGCTTCGATGTCCATGCGAAAGTCATCGACGACCCGTTAACCGTCTTCAGAGTTCAGGGTAACGGCCAGATCACGCTCGCGATGATTGGCATGAACGCGCAATTCGCGATCGGCGCGGGCAATACGCAGACCGGCCGCTCCGGCGCGACGCTCGACGTGGCCGTCACCCCGCCAGCGGTCACCCCGACCTTCCCCTGGCGCATCATCGACCTTGTCCGCGACCCGCCGGGAGCCATTGGGACCGACGTCACGAGCCCGTTCAACTGGGCTTACGTCACCTTCAACAATCAGGACTTTAAGTCCCTGACGGGCATCTGAGGAGGACTGACAAATGGCCGTCTCGGTCGCCCAGGCTTATGACCTGCTGTTCCCCGGCCTCCGCAAGGTGGCCGGACAGTATAAGGACATCGACCGGATCTATCCCAAGATCTATAAGGTCGATAAGTCCTATATGTCCGTCGAGCGCACAGCATCGATGAGGTATTTGGGGCTTGCAGCCCTGAAGAACGAGGGCGGGCCGACTACGTTCGACAATCAAGCTGGCGAGCGTTATGTCTATAATCAGTACCACAAAGAAATTGGCCTCGGTTATGCTTTCACCAGAAAGATGATCGACGATAATTTGTACAAGAGGCAATGGCAACCAAGTAACCTTGGACTACAGAAGTCTTTCAATCAGACCAAGGAAATCTATGGGGCCTACCCATTAAACATGGCGACGGTCTACGATCCTACCATTCTTGGGGATCAGCAGCCGCTCTGTTCTTTGAATCATCCAATCGATACTGGCGTCGTTCCGAACCGCTTCGCCATCGATATGGATCTCAACGAGGCCTCGCTCCTCAACGCGCAGGCCTCGATTCGCGGCTCGTTCCGAGACAATGCAGGCCTCCGTATGCAGGCCCGCGCAAGAAAGCTTGTCGTCCCGATCGCGCTTGAGCCAATAGCGATCCGGCTCCTCCGGACCGTTTTACGCCCCGGAACAAATGATAACGACGTCAACGCCATCCCTGAGACTTCAGGCGGCATCCCTGATGGTCATCTTGTACATGACTATCTAACATCGCCGACCGCATGGTTTGTAATGACGGATCAGGAAGGCTTGCTGTACTTGCAGCGTGTAGCCTTCGAACTTGATATGCAGGTGGACTTTACTTCAGATAACTTGCTGGTCAAAGGTTACGAGAGGTACTCTTTTGGGTACTTCGACTTTAGAGCTATCTGGGGCTCGTTCCCGACGCAGTAATACTGAGGAACGACTATGGCGCAAGCCGCTTCTACTGGCCCTCTGATCTCGCTTGGCGGGTTCGCTGGCGCGCCGAATGGCGGCCCGCCCGCCGAATACTCGAACGAGATCGGCCCGTCGATCTTCTGGCAGGGCTCCGGCCTGCTCTCCATGGCCGGGAGCGGCTCCAAGGACAAGAAGGGCGCGGGCGGGTTCCCGGCTCTGTTCATGTCCGACAGCATCCTGGCGCTGAATCAGATCATCCAGCCAGCTGGCGTCGCTTTAACGGCACCCGGACCCGCAGTGTCAGGCGTGAGCCTCCCACTCGCCCTGGGCTATGTGTCCGGTATGGCGCCGGGTACGCCGACCCCCGGCGGCGCACTCGGCGTCGGCATCGAGACGGGCTTCGCGCAAGCCACCGTCAACAACGGCAGCCCAACCGTCGGCGTCTTCGCCAACGACAAGTGGCGCTTCTCGGTTGGGCAGATTCTGTCGATCGCAGGCGCTGGCGCCAACGGCTCGATGCTGTTCGCCCAGGTGACCGCGATCGGCGGCCCCGGCGTCAACAACATCGCCATTTCGCCCCCAGCGCAGGCGAGTTCGGCCGTCGCGCAGATCGGGACCTATTTCGGCGATCCCGGCGCCTACGCATTCCGGCCCGCCTATTCGGCGTTCATGAACGGCGGCGCTGGCCGCTTCCTGATGCCCGATTGCGGCTGCGCGCGCGGCGTCGGCGTCGTCGGCGTCGCGGGCAGTCCGGCGGGCAGCGTTCTGATCCAGGGCCTCGACATCTACATGCGCCCGCAGAGCGAGCTGATCGCGACGCCAGCGGGCGCGGCGACAACCTATGGCAGGAAGACCTACAAGGTCTTGCTCGCGGCTACTCCGCAGTTCACCGCTGGCCAGAACTACACTGTGGTGACCTCGGACCTGATCGGCCTGCCGCTCTCGGTCCTGCCCAACCAGCTCGCGCCAGCCATCCGCATGGCGGGCGTCGATTACTCCGCCGACGCGGGCACGCAGTGGGCCGATCTCACCAACCCAGCGACCACGGCGACTGGCGATCCTCGTGGCGCGTTCCAGCTGTCCCCGGCTGGTCCCCTCGCTGGCGTGACGGGAGCGGGGCCGGACGGCACGAGCGCGTTCGTCATTGTGATGACGCTCAATCCGGCGCAAGTACTGTCGTCGAATCAGTTCAATCCGGGGCCGCTCTTCGGCGTCCACCCGGTCTAACGGAGTAAGCCCCATGCGAGGCGAGTCCGATCGTGAATGCAGGGCGTCGGGAGGCGCTCTGAAGCGGCAAGCCAGGAAGAACGTCGAAAGGGAAGCACGCGGCGCTCACCCGAAGAACGAGCCGGACGGCACGCTCTCGCGCGGCTCCGGGCCGATCTTCAAGGCGGAAGGCGGCGCGGTCATCGATCGCGCGGATGGCGGCATCGTGGCCCGCCTTAAGGCAGGCGGTCGGGCGAAGAAGGCGTTCGGCGGGACAATCAGCGGCGGCGGCAAGAAGCCCTCGATGGGGCGAGCCGGTCGCAAGAGCGGCGGCGGCGTCGGCGCGGATCTACACCCGAAGACCCATGACGCGGGCTCCGGCCCGAAAGGTCGAAAGATCATGAGTGAAGGGGAAAAGGTTCCTTAATTCGGAGAGACGCTCGACCGACAATCCTGTCGAACCGGCTATTGCCCAGCCTTCCACACCGGGCGTCTTTCTCTGATAGCCGCCTGAAAGGGCGGCTTCTTTTTTAGGAGTGCGAAATGCGCCCGATTACGAGGACCGTAGGTCCCAACGCCGCTCCGGGCACGCCGTCCGACATGGTTCGCCTCGACGAGTGGGCTGACGCGCCTCTCGGGATTCAGGTCACGACGACGGGCACGGTCGAATACACCGTGCAGCATTCCTTCGATGATCCGAACGACCTCATCAACCCGGTCCCCTTCGCGGACATGTGGTGGGACAGTTCATTGATTCCGGCCGGAGCGATTAACGCAGTCGCGGGGGTCACGTTCTCCATGGCGACCGCTCCGCTGTGGATGCGGCTCCTCCTCAACTCCGGCGTCGGAGCGGCGAGGATGGTCGTGCAGCAGTACAACGTCGTGGAAGGATGACATGCGCGCGGTGACCGCCACCGTGTTCCCAGGCCAGTCACAGGCGATGGTGAACATGGACAATTTTGCGACGGCGGTCCTCGGCGTCCAAGTCCACACCTTTGGCGGCTCGACGTACACGCTCCAGCATAGCTTTGATGATCCGAACGACCTCGTGAGCCCGGTGGCGGTCGCGGACATGCGATGGCAAATTTCGCTTCTGCCTCCCGGCGTAGCGATGGGAAACGTGAACGCCAGTTTCCAGATCATGGCGACGCCGCTGTGGTTCCGGCTCACCCTGGTAAGCGGCGCCATGGTGAAGGCGACGTTCCTTCAAGTCGGCGAGCACAGCCACAGCAACATCTCGCAGGGGCCGTTCGCGCCGCCGCTGATGGGTGAGTCGGCGCGCGAGGGCTCGAACTACGCGGCGATGCCGAAATGACCGAGCCCAGCAATACCAGCGGCACCTTCGGGTTCTTCCCCTCGACCGGAGAGGTGACGCTCAATGCGCTTTCGCGCATCCGGATTCGCGGCCCGATGGTCCTCGCCGAGCATCTGCATCAGGCCTGGATGGAGGCCAACCTGATGCAAGTCGAGTGGTCGAATCGCGGGCCGAACCTCTGGAAGGTCAGCGAGCTGGTGTTCGACATCGGCCCCGATTTCGCGACCTATTCCATCCCCTCGACCTCGATCATGGTCCTCAACGTCACGATCGGCACGGGCGATCCGCCGAACGAGCAAGAGCTGACCATCACGCCGATGACGAGACAAGAGTACACGATGCAGCCGAACAAGATGCAGCAGGGGAGGCCGACGACATTCTGGTTCGACCGTCAGATCTCGCCGAGCATCACGCTCTGGCCCTGGCCGAACCAGAACTACCACTGTCACGTCTGGAGCTTCGGCCAGCAGCAGGACGCGAGCCTGCGCGGCGCGATGCAGCTCGACGTCCCCTATCGCTGGCTCGATGCGGCCTGTGCGGGCATGGCCGCGCGCCTCGCGGTGCATTACGCCCAGGATCTCGAAGTGACGCGCGCGGCGATGGCGAAGCAGGCCTACGATTACGCGGCGACGCAGGACACTGAAGACGGCTCGATCTATCTCTTGCCAATGGTGCAGAGCTACTACGACTGAGGAGGATGGTCGATGAAACGCTTGATCGCTGCTGCTCTGTTCGTCTCGGTCTCGGCGCCCGCGCTCTCCGCTGATCTGATCCCCTGGCGGATGACTTCGGGGAGCAACTGGAACAATGGCTATGCCCCTGGCAACCTGGGCTTCAACCTCGCTGACGTGTCGAGCTTGTCGATCCTCAATCTGCTGCCCGAAGGCGTAAAGGGCTTAGTTTATGTTGGCGAGAGCAATGGCGGTTGCAGCGGCGACAGTCCGCAATTCCGCGCCTTCATCGATCAGTTCAAGGGCAACGCCAAGCTCTGGGGCTTCTACCTGATGGACGAGCCTTACGGTCGTCAGGTCGGCTCGAAACCCGCGTGTCCGATGATCAATCTGAAGGCCGAGACGGACTACGTTCACGCCAATTTCCCCGGCATTTCCACCTTCGTGAAGCTCGGCAACATCGGCTCGACTACAAAGCCCGATTACATGGACTTCAGCATTCCGGGGATGCTCGATGTCTACGGCGTCGGCGGCTACCCGTGCCGCACGGCGAACGCTGGGCCGGACAAGTGCGAATACGAGATGATCGACCGCTATGTGAAGGCGGCGCTCGACGCTCATATTCCGCGCGAGAAGATGGCCCCGACCTATCAGGCGTTCGGCGGCTGGGACAACGTGTTTGTGGTGCCGAGCGGCCCGCAGATGCAGAAGCTACTGGACAAGTGGCACACTTTGCTGCCGAGCCCACCGATGTCCTTCGCCTACAGCTATGGGCAACAGCCGAAGTCCACCTCGGCGATCTCCACTAATCCGGCGCTCCAGGCCGTGTTCAAGGATTGGAACGCCACCCAGACCACGCCGCCCGAGCCCGAGCCAGAGCCGCCCGTTCATCCCGAGGGGCCGGAAGGTTGCGTCCCCTGCTGCAAGTGAGGTGACCCAATGGGCTACGCTTCGCGGTCCGGCCGAGCCATCACCAACCCGCAGGCTCCGAGAGCTTTTGGGGTCTGTGACAAATGCGGGCTTTGGTACAACTTGCACAAGCTCGGCTATCAGTACGAGTGGCAGGGCACCAAGCTCATAAACACGCGCAAGCGCGTCTGCCTGCTGTGCAAGGACCGGCCGAATCCGCAGATGAAGGCGAGGCTCGCGCCGCCTGATCCGGTGCCGGTGTACGACCCCAGGCCAGAAAACTTCATCGCCTCGCGTTTCGATCCGACGCCGGTCTCCGGCAACCCGATTGCGACGCAGCAGCGGCCTCCGCCGCCGTTCCGCCCGCTCGTGACCGAGCAAGAGCCGAGAGGCCCGATAACGATCGAGTGAGCGATGAACAAGCGCGTCCGTTTCCCTGATCCGAGCCAGCCGTCGTCGCCGATCCCCGGCGTGCCGGGGCCTGCCGAATGGGCGCCGAGCCAAGTCCCGGTCAACGTCTCCTCGATCACGCAGCTGCCGCAGGGCAACCTGCCCGGTGGCTCCGAATGGATACCGATGGTCCAGGGCGGGATCACGGTTAAGCTCCCGCTCAATCAGGTCGTTGGCTTCGGCGCGCCGCCGGTTCCGCTGCCGGTCCTGATGGGCGGGACCGGCAAGCCCTTCGCCATCCCCTACGCGATCCAGCTCGGCGGCCTCTCCCAGGTCTCCGATCTGCCGCTTGGAACGACCGGGCAGATCCTCATCGGCGAGACCGACGCGAGTCCTGCGTGGCTGAATCCTGGCATCCCAGGACAGATCTTCTCCACCAACGGCCCTTACGCCGATCCGAGCTGGATCGATCCGTCCATCCTGCAAGGCGTCCCAGGGCCTCCCGGTCCCAACGGCGCGCAAGGCGGCCAGGGCGAGGTCGGGCCTGCCGGTCCGCAGGGGATACAGGGGCTCACCGGGCCGAGCGGCGCGCAGGGACCCGCTGGTCCGCCCGTGCAGTTCGAGAACATCCTAGGCAGCTTCTCCAACCAGCCGACGACCGCGCTGCCGACTGACGGCTACATTCCGGCCAACTGGGACGGACAGAACAACCCGCTGTCGCCGATTCAGTTCTATCCCGGCCAAGCCCTCATCGACACGCGCACGAACGACATCTGGGGCTATATCAGCACGGCGTGGAACACCGTCGCCTGGGTGAACTTGGGCGCTGGTAGCGGGCCGCCCGGTCCCCAAGGGCCTCCAGGCGTCACAGGGCCGCAAGGACCGCAGGGCGTGCGCGGGACATCCGGCCGCGCCGGTCCTCTCGGCCCAGTCGGCCCCGCAGGGCCGCAGGGCGTGCAAGGCCCGATGGGCGCGGAAGGCTTGCAAGGGCCGCCGGGACAGACAGCGGTTCTCGTCGGCTCGTTCGACGTGCAAGATCCCTCGGCGCTGCCCCCTAACGGCGCGATCCCCGCCGACTGGGACAGCCCCGGCAACCCGCCCGCCGATCTCCAGATGCAACCGGGTCAGGGGCTCGTCTACACGGTCAGCAACGATATTTACGTCTATGTCGGCCTCGCGGTCGATCCGAGCGGCTGGGTCAATCTCGGACAGGTCGAGGGGCCGCCAGGACCGACTGGAGCGCAAGGCGTCCAGGGCATTCCCGGTCTTGACGGGCCGATGGGGCCGGTCGCCATCCAGGCGGTCTCGCTGTTCTACCTCGCGGGCGCCCTCGGCCAGACCGACTTTGCGCTCACTGACCCGGACCTATTCGCCAACGATTACACGCTCACCGGCGCCGAAAACCTGATCATCTGGCTGAACGGCGTGAAGCTGACCCCGAGCGGCTCCTCCTACACAGGCGACTATTCGGTCGATTATCCGTCTTCGACCATCTCTTTCGCCGAAGCCGTTCCGCTCGACTCGGTGCTCGCGGTCGACATTCTGCCGCCAGTGACGACCTTCAGCCTCGTCGTCACCCACGACGCTTCGTTGCAAGGCGACGGCTCAGCCAATCCGCTCGGGATCGCGAACGTCACGCATGACGCGACGATGATCGGCGACGGCGCCGCGAACCCGCTCGGCGTCGCGTTCACTGAAGCAGATAGCGACGCGCGCTACGTTCAATTGCGCGGCAGTACGATGACGGGCTCGCTGGAGCTGCCGGGGTTCGGGCTGAACGTTGGCGGCTTCCCGATGTGGGGCGTGACCACAGCCGGGAACAGCTTCATGCTGTTCCGCAGCGACCCCGACACTTACGGCTATCTCGACGAGCCGCTGGTTATCACCAATCCGTCGCCTGGAACCGTTGGCGGCGCGGTGATCAGTCTCACCGGCACGGTGATGCTGGATCGAACGCCGCTCGATGACATGCAGGCGGCGAACAAGCTCTATGTCGACCAGTCCGTCACGGGCGCACTCCAGTACATCGGCTCGTTCGACGCCTCGACCGGGCTGACGGATTTCACCTCCGCTTCCGGCATCCCCGATGGGCAGCTGCCAGCCGCCTCGGTCGCTGGCGACAATCACTACGTCATTGTCAGTACGGCGGGCACGCCGAGCGTCGGGCCTCCCGAAACCCAGGTGCCCGCGAACTCCGGCGACTGGTGGATGTCGGACGGGAACCAATGGAATCTGTTGCCAGTCGGCACGCCGGATCTCGCCGCTTCCAACATCGGGCTGGCGCCGATGGCGTTCGGCGCTTCGACCGTGCAAGCGGCGCTGAACCAAGCGGAAGCTGACGTCGGCCAAAACACCGCTGACATCGCCGCGCTAACCCCGCTCGCCAACGATGCGGTTCAGCGGACCGGCGACACGATGACCGGCCAGCTGAACGCCGATGGCGGGATCGTCATGGGCGGCTTCCTGAACATCAACGGCCAGCTTCTGACCGGCCTCGGCACGCCGGTCGTTGCGCAGGACGCCGTCAACAAGGCCTACGCCGACACCAAGCTGCCGCTGGCGGGTGGCCAGCTCACCGGCCTGCTGAGTGCAGGCGTCGGCATCGATGTTGGCGTCGGCGCCGCCATTTCGATGAACGGTGGCCGGATCATCGGACTGAGCAATCCGAGCGGCGCGCAAGACGCTGCGACGAAAGCTTACGTCGACAACAACGCGATCCTGGCGAAGGTCAGCAAGTCCGGCGACACGATGACCGGCCAGCTGACGATGCAGGGCGGTCGCATCGATCTGTACCAGTCAGGGGGCTACTACTACCGCTGGATCGACTACACGAACGCAAACGTCAACCCAACCCCGGTCCTCGTAGCGACCAACGCCAACGGTCAGCTCTGTGCTGGGGTCTACGCCTCGCATGACTCCTACACGGGGTATGGCGGCGCGCAGGGCCAGATGTGGCTTTACAACGGCAACGGCGGCTATGGTGTGAACTGGTTCCTGCACACCAACGTGGGGCCAACAACCACGTTCAACGGCACCGTCTACGCTACCATCAGTGCGCCATCAGACATCAGTCTGAAGATGGACATCGCCCCGGTCGACGTGCGCGAGGCGGCGAAAGCGTTCGACCGATTGAAGCCGGTGCGTTTCCGCTGGAAGCCACCCAAAGTCGCGAACCCGCTCGCCGCTCCCGATGGGGTCAGCGAAGGGCCGCACAGCGACCCGCACCGATTGAACTGGGGATTCATCGCCCAGGACGTCGAGCGCGCCGCGCCCGATCTGGTGCGGTCCAATGCAGAAGAGGGCAAGAGCTACGACATCACTGGTTTGCTCGCGCTAGCAGTCGCGAAGATCAAGGAGCTGGAGGCGCGGCTCAAGGAGGCGGGGCTGTGACCGAGTGGATTAGCGGCTCGATCTTCATCCGCGCCATGGGCGAGGGCGGCATGGGCCTCAAGCGGGGCGAGGTCGTCGGCGGCCATATCCACGCTTTCGACCATACGACCATCTGTTTCTGCGGCAACTGGCACGTCACCAAATGGGAGCCCAATGGCGCGGTGGCGTTCGATTTCGAGCGCGAAGGTCCGTTCCATGTCCTGATCGAAAAGGATTGTCGGCACGAGTTCAAATTCCTCGGCGGCGCGCCGATCGGTCACGCTTGGTGCGTCTACTCGCATCGGACTCCCCAAGGCGAAGTCAGCCTCGTCCAGACAGGCTGGCGCGACGCCTATGAGAAGGTGGGCTGATGGGCTCGCAATCGCTCGACGTCTCGCAATTCGTCCCGACCTCGCTGCCGAACCTCGGCGACGTCGTTCAGGTGACCGCCATCAATCCGATGGAGACGGCATGGATGCCCGGAGCCGCAGGGCCTGGACCAATTGGACCGCCGGGTCCGGCGGGACCGCCAGGGCCTCAGGGGGTTCCTGGGCCTGGGGGACCGCAGGGAATCCAGGGGCCACCCGGCCAGGACGGCCTGGATGGCTTGCAAGGGTCAACCGGACCGGCCGGTCCGCAGGGCGTCCCCGGCATCGCCGGTCCGACTGGGCTGCAAGGTCCCGAGGGGCCTCAAGGCCTGCAAGGTCCGGCGGGCGAAGTCGGCACGCTGATCGGCTCGTTCAGCACCAATCCGCCCACCGCTCTGCCGCCTGACGGCGCGTTCCCGGCCGACTGGGATCAACCCGGCGATTCCGCCTATCAAGCGACCCAAGGCAACGGGCTCCTCTTCGAGCCCACCGGCCACGTCTGGGTCTATGTGACGACCGTGATGGACCCGGCAGGCTGGGTCGACGGCGGCCAGATCGTGGGGCCGCCAGGGCCAACCGGCCCGCAGGGAGTCGAGGGGCCGACTGGGCAGCAAGGGCCGCAAGGCGTTCCCGGCTCGCCAGGGACGGTCGGACCGGAGGGGCCGCAGGGAATCCAGGGGCCAGCGGGCGCGGCTGGTCCTCAAGGGGGGCAGGGTCCGGCCGGGAATGACGGCATCGACGGCACTATCGGGCCTCCTGGCCCAATTGGGCCGGTGGGTCCGCCAGGGCCGGTCCAAGAAGCGCCAACCGATTCCACCCTCTATGGTCGGTACGACGCGGGCTGGATCGGCGTCCCGATTCAGGTCGACGCACCGAGCGACGGCAACCTCTATTGCCGCGAAAACGGCGGCTGGACTCCGGTGCCGCCGCCACCGCCTGCCTCGACCACTCTGCCGCTCATGGACGGCACAGCGGACATCGGCGTCGATCTGTCCTACGCGCTCGCCGATCACGTCCATCCTCGCGATAGCACCCTGATGCCGATTATGGGCGGCACCTTCACGGGTGGCGTCGCCTTCCCGATCGGCGCGACCTTTCCCGGTCCTGCGAATATCCAAATTGGAGGCGGCGTCTTCGGCGATGTCCTCTCGACCGATGGCACTGGGCGGTTGTCATGGACGACTGGCGGCGGCGTGACGATCAGCGCGACCGCCCCGGCTACGCCCTTCGCAGGGCAGCTGTGGTGGGACACCATCAGCGCACAGCTCTTCGTGTTCTACGACGAGGGTTCTGGCGGCACCGCGCAGTGGGTGATCGCGGTCAACAATACCGGCGGGCCGGGTCCGCAGGGGGCGACAGGACCGCCGGGGATTCAGGGGCCAATTGGCCCGGTAGGTCCGCAGGGGCCGGTAGGTCCGGTGGGGCCGGTCCCCGAGGCGCCGACTGACGGCGCGGCTTACCTTCGCTCATCGAGCGGGTGGCATAGCGGCGGGCTGCTCACCGGCTCGCTGGGCATCGGCGCCGTGACCATCCCGACTTCGCCCCCGCCGCTCTACGATCAAGCCTTCATCGAAGAGCTGACTATTCCCAGCGGCAACGCGATCCGCTTCAATGCCTACGTCACCCCCTCAGGCCCCACGAACATCGCTTACGGCGACGGAACGAGCGCCATCATTTTCACTGACGTGGGCGGCCTTGAGTTCAACGTCGGCGCAGATGCATCGGCCGGAGACCCGGTGCCATCGTTTGGCGTGATGACGCTTGATCCCGGCGGCAATCTGACCACAGGCGGCTGGACCGCCACCACTGGCATTAATACGTCTAGCTATGGGGTTGGTTCGTCGGTGATCTGGGCCGGTGGTTCGATCGCCACAACCACTGGCGGCACCTTCTGGTTTAACGCCCCCGCCAGCAACGACGCCTTCTTCACCTTTCTCATCGACGGATATTACGGCGTCAATTTTGGCTGGAATGCCAACGGCAACCCCTATTTTGGCGGTTGGTCCGCTGGCGCGAACTACTACCAAATCTGGTCCTCGCGCGACTTCGCCAATCCGGCTTGCGACTATCGGATCAAGGAGGATATCGCGCCGCTCGCCTCGACCTGGGATCACATTAAAGCGCTGCGTCCGATCCGCTATCGGCAGAAGGAATTTTCGTTTCAGCCGCTCCCAGCCCCAGCGCAGAGAAGCTCGACCAACATACCGCTGATCGAGGCCGACGATCGAGAGCGCTGGGGCTTCATCGCCCACGAGCTGCAAGAGACGCTGGGCGAAACCGCCGCCACTGGGAGCAAGGATCATCCTGATCGGCTTCAGGCGCCGAACCTGATGGCGCTCGTCGCGGCGCTGACCAAGACGATTCAAGAGATGCAAGCGCGCATCGAGACGCTGGAGGCTAGAGCCTGATGGCTATCGACTTTCCAGCTAATCCGGTCAGCGGCCAGCAATTCACGACGGGTGGCGTCACTTGGACTTTTGACGGCGTCAAATGGACGATGGGCGGCACCGCGCCGATCTATTTCGGTGATGCATCGCCCCTGAATCCAGTCCCTGGAACGCTGTGGTGGGACACGGTCTCCGCACAGCTCTTCATTTGGTATGTCGATTCAACCGGCAACGGCCAATGGGTTGTCACGCTCAACCTCGGGACCGCAGGGCCGGTGGGGCCGGAGGGGCCGCTCGGGCCAGTCGGGCCGCAGGGTCCGGTGGGACCAGTTGGGCCGCAAGGGCTGATCGCCGACGCGCCATCCGATAACACCGCTTACCTTCGATCGGACGCCGGATGGGAGAGCGGCGGCACGCTGACTGAGACGCTCAACGTCACAGCGCCAGCGACAGGTCTTGTTCAAATCAACATCGCCAGCTCTGATCAGAGCGGCAACTGGATCGGCGGTTATACTGGGCCGCCCGCCGCCGCCACAGCGCGTTGGTGGCTCGGCCTCGGTGACGGCACGCCGGAAACCGGCGGCAATGTCGGACAGGATTTCCAGATCCAAGCCGCCGCCGATGACGGCACCTATCTCGGCAATTACCTGATCATCGATCGCGCGACCGCCGAGGCGACGTTCAACGGCTACGTCACCTCGGCAGCGGGCCTCTTTTATACCCAAGCCCCCACTGCGGCGGACAATTGCCACTATTGGTTTCTCGATCCCGCAGGCAACACGGCGGGCATTCTTTACTGGTTGCAATCCTCCAACCAGATGATCCTGCAACAGCAAAGCAGCGGCGGGAGTATCTCAATTGACGCAAGCGGCTACTTTAACACGACCGGGCCGAGCAATTTTTATTCAGGCAACGTCCTCCTCGAATATTACGGCCTTAGCTATCGGGGCATGGCTTACGGCAGCGCCAGCTTTATTGGCTTCGGCTGGAGCACCATCATCGCAGGCACCGTTAGCGTCTCGATCGACAACGGCGGCGCGGCTTATGCAATCGCCAACGCCTCCGACGAGCGCATGAAAGAGGGGATCGCGCCCTCGACGTTCGACTGCCTCTCGACCGTGCTCAAGTTTCCGCTCAAGCAGTTTCGCTGGAAGTCGTACCCGGAGGGCGATCCTTGGAGGCTTAAGGAAGCAAGGGCGGCGAGAGACGCGCCGGTCATCCCGGTCGGCATGATCGCGCAACAAATCCACGAGATCTTCCCAGAGGGCGTGCGCAAGGGAGACGACCACGACGATCATCTCGGCGTGGTGTGGGACTTCGACCGCAACGCCATGATCAGCCTCTTGATCGGCGCGGTGCAGCAATTGACGAAGCGCGTCGAGGAGCTGGAGGCGGCGCGGTGATCGACTTCCCTCCCAACCCAGCCCCCGGCGACCAGTTCACAGACGGTGGGACCACTTGGGAGTGGGACGGCTTCAAATGGATCGCGGTTGGCGGCGGCCCCTATCTCCCGATCGCGGGCGGGAGCATGGGCGGGCCGCTCCTCGTCGCGGACCCGACGACGCCGCCGGAAGTGGCGAACAAAGACTATGTCGATGCGGCCACCGCAGGCGTCATCGGCGTCCCGGTCGGCGGCATCATTGTGTGGGCCGGGGACCTGAGCTTCGCCGCCAACGGCGGCGTGCCAGCCGACTTCCTGATGTGCAACGGCGCCTACTACAACCCCGTCGACGCGCCAGTCCTGTGGGACGTCATCGGCGGCGGCTACGGCTGGGACGGGACCAATTTCGCCGTCCCCAATCTGCTCGACCGCGTCCCCGTCGGCGCGGGCAATTCATGGGGCATCAGCGCGGCGGGCGGCGAGATCTCGCACGTCCTCGACGGCAACGAGCTGACCTATCACGATCACGGCGTCTACGACCCGACGCACGCGCACAGCCTCTCTGACCCCGGCCACAACCACTACCTCAACGATCCGACGCACGCCCATGGCATCGGCGACCCCGGCCACGCGCATACCTATCAGCAGTGGTACTCCCCAGCCGTCAATATCGCGCCCGGAACTGGAGGCAGTCAGCAGACAAATTGGACTGGTGCATCAGGGACCGGCGTCTACACGGGCGGCGCGTACACCGGGACCTTCAACAGCGCCGCTGGGACCGGCCAGGGCGTCTACGGCGCTTATACCGGCATCGGGATCTACGCCAACGGCGGCTCGTGGGGGCACAACAACATGCAACCGTTCATGGCGATGTACTACATCATAAGGTATCAGTGATATGGCCAAGGACAAATCTGGTCGACCGATCCCGGCTTACATTCCCCCGCCCCCGGACCATCAGCCGGAACTGAACCCGCTGCAAGAGCAGTTCATCCGCGCGTCGATGAAGGCCGAAGACGCCATGCGGCAAGTGGAAGACCTGTCGCGCCGCGTCAATGTGCTTGAGCAGGGAGGCGGCGATCGGCTGAACGCGGATCTCTTCGATTTCGAGCAGCGCTTCGATGCGCTGATGGTCGCCAAGATCCAAGATTTCGAGCGGCGTTTCGAGATGATGATGGCGAACGCGCCAGCGTACCGTCCGCCGGAAGAGCCGGAGCCGACTCCGCTCCCAGCCGCGAGGAGAAGGTGAGCTACACTTACGCCAGCTTCCAGTCGGCGCTCGCGTCGGAAATGATCGTTCCGAACAACAACGTGAACGATCCTAATTTCGTGCTCATTCTGCCGACGATCATCGATTACGCCGAGCAGCGGATTTACAGAGAGATCGATTGTCTCCACGCCGAGACGCGGCAATGGTTCCCCATGACCGCCTATCAGCGCGAGCAGAGCTTCCTGGCGAGCGCCGCGACCTCGGCGACGCCGTCTCCCGCGCAACAGATCCTCATCGTCGAGCGCGTTTCGATCCAGCCCGTTGGCGCAGCCCCTCCCATTGCTGGCGTGGCGCCCACACTCGGAGGCGAGCCCGCCCTCCCGACCACGGTCGACTATCTCGACGCGGTCTATAGCGGCCCCTTTCCGAACCCCGGCCCAGTTGGACGGCCGGTCCACTTCGCGCCGCTCGACGACGTGACTCTCGTCTTCGGGCCTGCCCCGGATCAGGCCTATTCCTTCCTGATCCACGGCAAGTGCAGGCCGGTCCCGCTCTACAACGCGCCGCCTGGGGACGGGACGCAGATGACGTTCCTGACTCAGGTCTTGCCCGATCTCTTTCTCGCCGCCGCAATGATCTCCGCGAGCGGCTATCGCCACAACTTCGGCGCCCAGTCCGACGATCCGCGCATGGCGGTGAGCTGGGAGGGCCAGTACAACGAACTCCTGGGCTCGGCGAAGAACGAAGAGACTCGGAAGCGCTTTCTCGGCTGGAACCAGCTGTCGTCCTACAGCGCGACGCAGGCGGCGGCGCCAGCTCCGGCCCCGGCGGGATGATCGATGCCTTTCTCCACGGTGAAATTGATGCCGGGAGTCAAGGCGGTCCAGACGCCGACGCTCCTCCAGGCGAATGTCGTTGCCTCGAACCTGATTCGCTGGCGCGGCGGGTTGCCCGAGAAGTACGGCGGCTGGATGAATTTCTTCAGCAGCATCTTGGGGCCTTCGGCGGGCGGGCCCTCGAACGTCGCGATCCCCGGCATCACGCGCGAGCTGTGCGCCTGGGCTGACCTCAACATCGAGAACCATCTCGCAGCCGCTGGGACGGCGGGCCTACTCGCTCTGACGCCGACTCAGAACGGCACGCCGTTCACGCGCAACATCTCGCCGCAGTACGCGGTGAGCACTTCGGGCCAGACCTTCGCGACCCAGGCGGGCTCGCCGGTCGTCACGATCAATGACCCCAATGCGGCGGTCAACAATTACGGCTCGATCCAAGTCCAATCGCATGTCCCGATCGGCGGCATCGTGATCTTCGGCTCGTTCCCGATCACGGCGATGATGACGGCCGAGCAGTACACGATCACGCTGCCCTTCAACGCGGTCTCGACGGCGGGTCCGACCGGCGCGCCGGACGTCGCGACATTCTCGACAGTCGCCAACAGCGAAGTGATCACAGTTAATCTGCCCAACCATGGGCTCGTGCAGGGCGCGACCTTCGCGCTCCCGATTCCGACCGCCGTCGGCGCGAATGGGGAGGTTACGCTTCAGGGCTTCTTCACCGTCCAGCTCATCATCGACGCGAACAACTTTATCATTTTCGCGCCGTTCTCCATTCCGACGGCGAGCCTCGTTCAAGAGGGCAATCTCAACGGCTGGCCGCAGATCCTCTATTGGGTCACGCAAGCGCCGCTCCTCCCGAACTCGGGCTGGGGCGTCGGCGGCTGGGGCGTCGGCGGCTGGGGCTCCGGCGCGCAGCCTGCGCCGATCGTCGCCGATCAGTTCCCGCCTTCGCCTGGGACGCCGGGGTTCGGCAATATCTCCGAGGACAGTTGGTCGCTGGGCAACTGGGGCTCCCAGCTGATCGCGAACGCGACCAATGGTCCCTTGTTCTTTTGGGACCCGATCAGCGGCATTCAGAACGCTCAGATGATCGCCAATGGGCCGAGCAATGTGACCGGCTTTTTCATCGGCATGCCCGAGCAGCAGATCATCACCTACGGAGCAAGCAGCTTTCAGGTGCAGGACCCGATGCTCGTCGCATGGTGCGACAACGCGAACTACAACGCCTGGACCGCAAGTGTTTCCAATCAGGCTGGAACATACCGGCTGACGCGCGGAAGTAAAATCATAGGAGGCATCCAGGGGCCTCAACAGGCGATGCTTTGGACTGACGTTGGGCTCTGGGTGATGGCGTACATCGGATACCCTGACGTGTTCGGTTTCAACGAGGTGGCGCAGGGCTGTGGACTGATCAGCAAGGACGCCGTCGCGGTGTACGGGCCTCAGGTGTTCTGGATGAGCCGCGACGCCTTCTGGATGTACTCGAACGGCGTCGTGCAAAGATTGCAGTGCGACGTCTGGGACGTGATCGTTAAGAATCTGAACGGCACGAGGGACAGCAGCGGGAATTATATCTATTTCCCGCACATCCGGGGCGCGTCGAACAGCGGCTACGACGAGGTCATGTGGCACTTCCCGTCGCAGGCTTCGACGACCGGCGAGAACGACAGCTGGGTCAAATTCAACCCGGTCACGGGCGAGTGGGACTACAGCCTCTCGACCCCGCAGCAGGGCATGGTTGGCAATACGCCGATCAATGTGACCGCGTGGATCGACAACAACATCTTCGGCCATCCGATCAGCTCGATGATCGCGGCCGACGGCGCGACCTCCATGCTGATGCAAATGGAGATCGGAAGCGACGCCAACGGCAAGCCGATCAATTGGATGATCCAGACCGGATTTTTCATGCTGAGCGACGGCGAGGACAAAGTCTTCGTCGATTTTCTGCTGCCGGACTTCCGCTGGCGGCGCTGGCAGCAGCCGCAGAGCGTCAGCGCCCAGGTCCAAATCACCCTCTATACGGCCGAATATCCGGACGATCCTCGGGAGCAATGGGTGGCTTACGGTCCCTTTATTGTCACGAATGCGACGGGAGGGATTGAGCCCCGAGCAAGAGGGCGCTATTTCTTCGCCGAGATTCAGGGCAACGACCTCGGATCTTTCTGTAGGTTGGGCGGTATAAAATTCCGGT